GCACTGCGGCTCGGCTGGTCCGAGGACCACCTCAAGCGGTACCTCGTCACGCTGGTCAAGCCGAACTCCGGTGGCAACTACGCCGGCGGTGAGGCTGCTGCCTACCAGAGCCAGTTCCGCTCCCTCGCGGAGAACTACGGCATCAACGTCTCCGAGGGCCAGATCCAGTCATGGGTCCACTCAGCCATCATCGGCGGGCAGACGCCGGACTCCATCAAGTCCGTCATTCAGAACTCAGCCGCCTCGCACTACCCGGCACTCGCTGCCCGGATCAAGGCGGGCGAGACGGTGGCCCAGATCGCCGACCCGTACAAGCAGTCCTACGCGAAGCTGCTCGAGCAGAACCCCGACACCATCAACGTGCAGGACCCGCTCATCCAGCGGGCTCTCCAGTCGAAGGACGCCAAGGGTAAGCCGACGACGCAGACGGTCTACGACTTCGAGAACACCCTGCGCAACGACCCCCGCTGGGCCAAGACGGACAACGCCCGGGACCAGATGAGCGCAGCGGCCAACTCGATCCTCTCCAGCTTCGGATTGGCTAAGTGATGGCAGTAGACGTCAGCAAGTTCAGCGGCGCCCAGAAGGACGCCTTCGCTGCCCTCAACTCCCTCTTCTCGTCCTACGGCCTCGGCGACCTGTCGAGCACCATCGCGGACTACCTGAAGAACGGCTACTCGGGCGACACCATCCAGCTCCTGCTGCGCGAGACGCCTGCCTACAAGACCCGGTTCGCGGCCAACGACGCCCGGGTCAAGGCCGGACTGCCGGCCCTCTCGCCGGCGGAGTACCTCGCAACCGAGACCTCCTACCGCCAGATCATGCGGGCGGCCGGACTGCCGGCCGGGTTCTACGACAAGCCCGACGACTTCAAGCAGTTCCTCGAGAAGGACGTCTCCCCGCAGGAGGTCCAGTCCCGAGTCACGCAGGCGTCGAACTTCATCGAGTCCGCGAGCCCGGAGCAGAAGGCGCTCTTCTCCAACTGGTACACGAAGGGCGACATGATCGCCTACGCGCTCGACCCGAGTCGGGCCGCACCGCTCGTCGGCAAGGCGTTCAACAGCGCACAGATCGGTGGAGAGGCCACGTCCCACGGACTCGGCATCGACCAGCAGATGGCAGAGACGCTCACCAACCACGGGGTCTCGGCCGACCAGGCATCGCAGGGGTTCGGCATCATCCAGCAGAACCTCGCCAACGACCAGAAGCTCGGCGCACTGTCCGGTGACAAGATCACCGGCTACGACGCGATGAAGGAAGTCTTCCTCAACGACGCCAGCGTGACGCAGCGGCGTGACCGCCTCGCCTCGCAGGAGCGTGCTCGCTTCGGCGGCGCGTCAGCCGTCGGCGGAGCATCCCTCGGCACATCCTCCTCCGGCCAGATTTAAGGACTGACATGGCAGACCAGAACGCGCTCTACTCGGGGGCGGCCATCACTGCCTCCGGCACCTCCGCCCCGATCCCGGTGCCTCTCGGCCACAACGTGGCAGTCACTGTCAATGCGACTGCCGTGACTGGAACCACTCCGTCAGCAACGTTCGAGGTGCAGTGGTCCCACGACGGCGTCAACTGGGCGTCTGCGGACGGCACGGCGGACTCCTTCTCGGCCATCACGGGCGTCAAGAGCCTCGCCAAGCAGGTGACTGTCAAGGGCACGCTGATGCGCCTGTCCTGGGTCGTCTCCGGCACGACGCCGTCGTTCACGACGTCGGCCTACGTCAGTGGCGCGAGGGTCTACAGCACCTGAGCCTCAGTTGTTGATGAGCCACAGCACGATGTAGACCCCGCCGAACCCCATGCCGAAGATCACGAGCAGCCACCCAATCCAGGTGCCCACTCGCTCAGCATCGGTGAACGCGCCCCACGCATCGTGTCGCTCTCTTCCCATCACATCTCACACAGTAGCACTTAGTGCTACAGGCTGTCAGCCCTTAAGGGGCACCGGGGTCAAACCCGAGGCAGCCGCTCCCACACCGACCGGCCGGCCCGGTGTGGCGTATTCAGTCCGGCGTGCAGGAGCAGGTGCCCGCTTCCCCTGGCGGTCACTTCGGCCTGCGACCAACCACCACTAAGGGAGTTACACATGTCCTACGACGACTACGACGACGACGCGAACGGCCAGAACGGCGGGGCTCTCCGGGCACAGCTCGAGAAGGCCCTCAAGGAAATCAAGGCCAGGGACGAGGAGATCGCCAAGCTCTCCTCCAGCGTCAAGACCGTCACGCTCGAGAACCTCCTGCGCGACAAGCAGGTTCCCGCCCACATCCAGCGATGGATGAAGCGGGATGGTGTCGAGCCGACGGGTGACGCCGTCGACAAGTGGATCGCCGAGAACGGCGAAGACTTCGGCTACAAGCCGGGTCAGGCTCAGACCGACAGCGCCAAGACGCCGGAGGGAGAGCAGTCCACATCCACGGAGGCTCCGGCAGCGACTGCCGTCCAGAGCGTCCTCTCCGCGGAGGACATCGCTGTCCTCGAGCGCGTCTCGGGGCTCCTCAACGGGAGCACCGGTCAGCACGTTCTGTCTGACCAGGTCGCAACGTCCGTCGCCACCGTCGAGTCGAAGCTCGGTCCTGACGCCACCTATGAACAGGTCGTCGCCGAGCTCGGCGCACAGGGCATCCAGCTTGAGAACACCCGCGGCTAATCCAGCCCGGGGTTCATCCTCTCTACCCCTTGAAAGGGGAATCAAATGCCTGACGTGCTGACTAGCATCGCCACGGCCGGTGGTTGGCAGACCAACACTGTCAAGCCGGCGTGGGACCTTCTCTTCCGCACCGCGCTCAACCCGCTGCCGACGATGCGCCAGTTCGTGGACGTCCGTCCCGCTCGCCCGACGCACCGTGGCGACAGCGTGACGCTCCAGCTCACGCAGAACCACACGGAGGCCACCATCACCGCGGCGAAGACGCCGCTCGGTGAGGAGTCCGACGTCTCCGCCACGCAGCACCCCGCCACGACCACGGTGCAGTTCACGCCGACTGAGTACGGCTTCGCCGAGGTCCGTACCCTGAAGCTGTCGAACCGCTCGATGGTTCCCGTGGAGCCCGAGATCGCCCGCGTGGTCGCTGACCACTGTGGCAAGACGGTCGACGAGCTCCTCCAGGACCAGGCCATCCTCGGTACCCAGGTGTACCGCGGTGGTGGCGCTGGCTCGACCGGCGCCCTGACGACCGGCAACGGCATCACCTCGGACATGATCCGCCTCGCTGTCACGAAGCTTCGTGCCCAGGGCGTGCTCACCCGTGACGGCCAGTTCTTCGCCGGCGTGATCCACCCCAACGTGTCCTACGACCTCCGCAAGGAGTCGGGGGCCGGTGGCTGGCGCCTGCCGCAGGAGTACAACGTCGGCGACAAGCTCTACAAGGGCGAGATCGGCGAGTGGGAAGGCGTGCGGTTCATCGAGAACGTGCGCACCCGCAAGGCCAACGACGGCGCCTCCTCGGCCACCGTCTACCGCTCCTACATCCTGGGCCAGGAGGCCCTCGGTGAGGCTGTCGTGACGGAGCCGGGTCTCCGGTTCGGCCCGGTTGTCGACCGCCTCGGGCGCTTCATGCCCGTCGGCTGGTACGGCGACCTCGCGTTCAAGATCTTCCGGGACCAGGCGCTCGTCCGCCTGGAGACGGTCACCGCCGCTTCCTGACCATGAGTGAGGTTGGGGTGTCATCTTCTGGTGGCGCCCCAACCCCCTCCATATGACAGGAGCAGTCATGCCGTACTTCACTCCGCCGGTTGTCCGGCGCCCCGCCGAGTCGACCATAGGCGACCGCCTGTTCGGCCGGCTCAACATTCCTGTCGGTCTCACCGTGCTCAAGTCCGCCACTGGCGCCTACACCACGGTCGAGGACTACACCGACGAACAGATCGACGCAGCGGCCATCGCCTACATCGGCGGCCATGTCTACCCGGTCTCCACTGCGGAGGCCGCAGCACTGACGGCTGCCGGATACGAGGTGACTCCATGAGTTGTGCCAGTTCATGCAAGACGCAGAACCACTCCGATCCGTTCCGCTGCAAGTCCTGCGACCGCGACGTCCCCTGTGACGGCTGGTACTGGGGCAAGAAGCGCAACGACCGCTGCATCGAGTGCAGCAAGTCGAGCGCCAAGGCTAACTACGAGCGCAGGCGATCGCCGGAGGAGCTGGCCCGCAAGCGTGAGTACATGCGTGAGCACAGGCTAGTGGACCCCAGGAACGCGTGGGACATCAGGCTCCGCGCAACGTACAACATCGACGCTGACTGCTTTGACTCCATGCTCTACGCCCAGTCGGGCGGCTGTCGCATCTGCGGCACCACGGACCCGGGTGGCAGGGGCGAGTTCCACGTAGACCATGACCGATCCTGCTGCCCCGATAAGGGGTCCTGCGGCATCTGCGTCCGCGGCTTGCTTTGCACACGATGCAACGTCGGTATCGCCATGTTCAACGACTCCATCGACCTAATGCGAGAGGCGATCCGATATGTCCAACGCTGATCGCGGAGAGCGATTCAAGAACTGCTCCTCGTCCTGCACCCGTGGCGGCTGTCGTTCCTATGGGGCCTGCCTCCGTTCCAAGGGTGTCGCTGTCACGGGCCTCGAGTCCACGAACCCGTCGTTCACCCGCGAGGCGAGCAAGAAGTGGGACTCGGATCTCGACGCCTACGCTGCCGCCCGGGCGGACGGCATCCAGCCGGCCTCCACCAAGCGTGAGCACGTCGATGCAGCCGTAGAGGTCAGCCAGCAGCTCCAGATGCCCTTCGATGCCTCCGCACCTCCGGCGGTGAAGGCAGATGCCTGACGGTAGTTCTGCGGAGACGCCCCCTGGCGAAGCCACCGCGGTCATCTTGGCCCGGATGGAGGTCAAGCTCGACCATGCGCTTGCCAACGTCACCGACCACGAGTCGCGCATCCGGGTCCTCGAGGACCACAACGACCCCGCTACGGCAGACCACGAGTCACGCATCCGCTCGCTCGAATCTGCCAAGTGGATGCTCGCCGGTTTCGCAGCCGCCCTCGGAGGCGGCGCCGGCGCCATCGCTTCAAAGATCATCGGAGGCTGACATGGGCGGTGCGTCCATCCCCACATCGAGCACGCCGGGATACACGTCCTTCCGGGGCTTCGTGTCCTGCGACTGCCTCGCACAGTGGCTGCCCGTCTACGAGGCGCTGCTCAAGGCCAAGGGGCTCATCCAGAACAGCATCGACGTCTGGCAGCTCACTGGTGGAGCAGCCGCCTCTGGCGGAACCCACACGCAGGGCGGGGCTTTCGACCTGCTCTACCAGACGACCGCGGCGCATGTCGCTGTCGCTCGTGAGATGGGCGCACCGGGCACCTGGGCACGCACCGTGGCACAGGGCTTCTCAAGGCCTCACACCCACGGCGTGCTGCTCGGCTGCGACCACAACTCGCCTGCCGCCTACCAGCTCACCGCCCAGCGTCGTGGCTACAACGGCCTCGGGCAAGGCGCCCGGGGCACGCGCTACGCGGGCCAGTGGGGTTACGGCCACGCCGACGAGTTCCCGTCCCCCCGCACCTACCGCACCTGGTCGCAGGGCATCGCGTGGGCCAAGACCGAGATCGCCCGGCTCACGCAGCCGGCGCCCAAACCAGCCGCACCACAGGAGCCCGACATGCAGTTCTCCGACGTCATCCCCGGCACGAACCCTCCCGTCACGGTGGGGCAGGCGCTCCAGCGTGGCCTCTTCGCCTACGGCCAGACCACTGCCGGTGGCTGGCTCCGCGAGACGGCTGTCGCCACGAAGACCCAGTCGAACAAGCAGTCCGACGCCCTCGGCGTCCTCGCTGCCGATGTGGCAACCATTCCCGACGCCGTGAAGACGGCGCTCCAGGAAGCGGCAGTCAAGGTCTCTGTCGACGTGCAGTACCCGCAGAACCCTGCCTGACCCCGTGAGCGACTCCCACTTCGCTGCGCTCGTCAACATCCGCCTGCTCACTGCCGCAGTGCTGGGCGAGCTCATCCACATCCTTCGCAAGAGATTGGTCAAGCCGTGAACCCACTGGTCGACGTCATCCCCGCATCCGCTCGCAAGTACGTCTACGCCGTCATCACCCTCGCTGCCCTCGTCTGGGGCGTCTTCGAGGCCTCCGACGGTGACTGGCAGAAGTTCGTGGGTGGCCTCGTCGTCGCACTGACGACTGCCACCGCTGCCAGCAACACCAGCACCAACACCCAGGGGGAGTAAATGATCGCCCCCGTTGGCTCACTGGCCCCCTACTCGCCGTCATCGGCGATGACTCTGAACGGGCTGGCGGAGGGGATTCTGGTCTCGCTGTACGGGCAGACGTCGCAGACCGACTCGTCTGCGGCGTTGGTCGCCCCCATGTCTGCGACAGACCTCACGTTCAAGGTCGACGACCCGCAGGACATCTCCTCCGGGTTCGTCGAGATCGACCTCGAACTCCTCCGGGTCGTGTCGGTCGACATGTCAACCAGTGTGGTCACGGTCTCTCCCACAGGGCGAGGCCGTCGCGGGACCGTCGCTGCCGCGCACTCCGCTGGTGCGGAGGTGCGGGTCCAGCCCATCGTCCCGTACTCCTCGGTCATCCGTGACATCCAGGCGGAGCTCTCCACGATCTACCCGCGGATCTCCGCCACCTGCTACGCCGAGTTCCAGGCCACCCCTGCCACATTCATCTATGAACTCCCCGGGGATGTCGGCCTCGTGCTCGACGTCCGCTGGAAGGACCAGCTCGGTCAGTGGCAGCGGGTGCGCCAGTGGGAGGTGGAGCACGGGCAGAACACCACGGACGTCTCCAGCGGGATCGCACTGCGCATCACGCTCGGCGTCAGCGCCCAGATCCGGGTCATCTACGGCCGGCCCTTCGGCCGGCTGACCAGCCTGTCCGACCTGCTCAGTGACGCCGGGATTCCCGAGTCGCTCGAGGACGTCATCCGCACGGGCGTGCTCTGCCGCATCCTGCCCACCCTCGACATCGCCCGACTGTCCGTCACCTCGACGGCTGGCAGTGACGCGAACAACCGGCCGCCCACTCCGGGCACCGGGGTCATGGTGGCCCGCGAACTGCGGGCCGCCTACCGGGAGCGGCTCGACCAGGAGATTAAGACCTTCCGCTCGTACTTCCCAGTCGTCCTTCACAAGACTCGCTAAGGGGCCTTCATGCCGGCGTTCTACTACAGCTCCACGGCTGGCTCCTTCACTCTGACGGGTGCAGTGACTGCCGCTTCGACCAGCATCGTCCTCAACTCCGTGTCGGGCCTGCCGACCTCCGTGCCGTTCAAGGTGGTCCTCGAGCCGGGCCAGCCGGCTGAGGAGATCGTCAAGGTCACGGCGGTGGCTGCCACCACGCTCGCGGTGGTCCGTGGCTGGGACGGCACCTCCGCCACCACGCACGGTGCTGGCACCTCGGTGCGGCACATGATGACAGCAGAGGACCTCTCACTGTCCCGCGCACACGAGGACTCCACGACCGCCCACGGAGCTACGGGCGCTGTGGTCGGCGCCACGAACGCCCAGACGCTGTCCAACAAGGACCTCAGCAGCGGGACCAACACGTTCCCGACAGCTCTGGTCACCCTGACCGGGGCGCAGTCCCTCACGAACAAGAACCTCACGGACGCGACCAACGTCTTCCCGGCCTCGCTCGCCACGCTGACCGGCGCGCAGACGCTGACGAACAAGACCCTGACGAGCCCCGTTGTCAACGGCATGACGGGTGACACCGCGACCTTCTCCGGGAACATCACCTCCGCCAACCTGACGAGCCTGTCATCGTCGGTCTCGACCAACACGACGAACATCACCTCGCTTGGTAATGCCGCAGTGACTCAGGCCACCGGCTCTGCCAAGCGGATGCACATCGTGACGGGGC